CGCCTGCCAGAACGCAGAACGCCATCGCTGCGCTGCTCGGCATGAGACAAAGACAGAACGCCATCGAAGTCATAATCGATGACTCCGATGAAGAACCTCCTAGACCGGAGAGAAACGTCAGACGCAGACTCACTGTACCTGACGAGATATGGGGAGGATCCCCCATACCCGAGGAAGGGTCGGATCGCAATCCGATCATATTGTAAGCCTAACGGCTAGTGCTGCCACGCACTTGAAAAGAATTTTTTTCCGAGTGGGAAGCTCACAATTCCCCCTTCGAACCCCCTTGTGCTATATATATAGGGGGCCCGCCGGCATTCGGCCGGCGGGCAAGGTGGGCGGTAATACTCGTTCGCCCACCTTGCCCTCAACGGCTACCCCCAACGGCTAGGATCGCAGAACAACATTCTTCCCCAAAAAATGAGTTACGAATTGGTTAGCTACGGACCGGATTTCCCAACGGACGACGAAGGAGATGACTTCGGCAGTATGATTGCGGGGTTCGATGCGGCCAACGAAATCGGTACATCCTCTGCCGCAAAAAAAAGAAAAATCGGACCAGAAATGGATGATGACCAACCAATAAGCTTAGAGCTCGGAGGATCGGGACCAAATGTAATAGGATCGCAGAACGGCGTTCTGGCACTTACAGGAATACCAGAAACGTACACGCTTGACGTCGAAGACGACGAACCTGTCATGGATTACGAAGCGTTGGGTAAAGCAATTCGTGCAGGTTTTACTAGCGGTCGCTCGAAACGCTATCGCTTGTCTATACCAATTGGAAGCGATTTGGACAAGGCAATCAGGCCTACATTCGGCTCAAGGGGCTCCCAAAGCTGGGACCAACAGAGAGCAAGGTCAACTTACAAGTACAGCGGCTCAGGCGCTTACAGGCGTCGCTGGGGCGTCCGTCGCAGGGCATTGCGCTCCTCCGGATTGCGCCTCGGAAGGTACCGCAGGTACAGGGGACGCGGTGGATATTTTATGCAGAAGCTTTTCGGAGCTAAACCTGGTGGTTTCTGGGACAGAGCCGGAGACGCAGTCGCCGACTTTGCTGATTCTACCAGCGGGGGCGCTACTGCCATGATCAGACAGGGAGCAAGGAAGCTCATGGGAGGAGGCATGTACATGGGTCAGGGAGCCTACACTCAGGCAAACAGTCTGGTTGACGCCGGAGCTGCTGTCCCCGGATTCAACGATGTGCCCGACGGCAACAGCGTCGTGATCAGCCATCGCGAGTACATCTCGGACGTCTACGGTCCTCCTAGTGGAAACTTCACCAATGTAGTGTATAACATCAATCCTGGTCTGGAAAGGACTTTCCCTTGGCTTTCCCAGATTGCATGCAACTACGACGAGTACACTATCGCTCAGCTGATGTTCACATACAGACCTACTGTCACCGACTTCGCAGCTGCATCCGGACAGCAGGGTCAGGTCATCATGGCCACGCAGTACAACGCCAATGATGAACCCTTCACTGACAAAAGGGTAATGATGCAGTACGACGGTGCTATGTCATCTAAGGTATCTTGCGAACAGGTGCACGGTGTGGAGTGCAATCCCAAGAAGCTCAGCGGTGACCAGGGCAAATACGTGCGCAACAGGCCCGTACTGGAAGACCATGACATTAACACTTATGACCACGGCCAGTTCAACATCGCCATCGCGGACATTCCCAACACTTACGCTAACCAGTCGCTTGGTGAACTGTGGGTGTCATACACCGTGGAACTGCGTAAACCCAAATTCTACGCCAACAAGGGTTTGGCTATCACTAAGGACATCTTCGTCGCTGTTACACAGGGTGGTGCTAAACAGTCATTCGCCTTCGGAGACATTAACGCGCCTTCGGATTACAGGCTCTTTGGACAGCAGAACATGCTCGAGTCAGCGCTCGAAATTAACAACCAGGCCGCTCCTGATCTCGTTCCTGCCGGTACTGCACAGATCTCCATGGGAAGCAACGGATTTCCCGACATCGCTCCCGCATCGGGAACCCAAATCTGGGCATACAAAATCACACTCCCTGCGTACTGGGCAGGTTCCCTTGAGGTGCTGCTCAACCAGTTGGTTGATGACTTCACAGCAGGAATCAATCCCTGCGTGTACAGACTTTATATACAGGGTAACGTCACTCCAATCTATGACGTCATTGCACAGAACACTACATCGGCAGGTCTCAATGCTACCGGATACACTTTCGGTACAACCGCTACCGGTCCTGGAGCCGCGACTTTCGGACCTCCTGGCGGTAATGACACTACCACTATGATGCAGAGATGGCACATTAGAGCGCAGGAATCAAGTGGAGGTATCGACAACGTCCTCTATTTCGTTCTGCAAACTCCTGACGCTCAGACTGTCGACGCCAAAGTCGCATCAACTATGCTCACTTTGACTGAGTACAACACTGGTTTCAATTACAAGGTCGACGGAAACAACGACGACATAATTTTGGTCGACAAAAACGGAACTATCGCTACTCCTCCATTTTAATTAAGATTGGATCGCAGAACGCAATCCCGCCATACAAAGGTTTTTCCCAAATGCGTTGGGTTTTTCACCTAGTGTGCAAATTATATAATTATATTGTTTTAAAGAAAGATCAGATAACCTGCATTTGCTCAAATTCGGTCGAAGTAGACAATGACAGACGAGAACGAACTACTCATAACGGACGCGGAAGCGGACAAATATGCCCAAGCGTCGATTAATGCAATAAACACGGATGACATGTATGAAAACATTGTAGGAGACACATACACACGTTGGGCTAAAACTCCGCGTGGTCCTACTCTGTACACAAACAGGTTCTTGGACAAATATTGGGACGACGGAAAAGGGTTCTACCCATGCCCAGACATGGACGTGGAGAAGGCACTAATATCCACGTCTCTCAAACAAGCTGCAGACAACTATAAGACTGCAACAGGAAATGCTTACTTTTACTGGAAGAATCGTATCGCTTGGTTACAAGCTTGGAACAAAGACTGGGTTACAAAGTACAACAACCTCCCATCTAAGTATTCGGACAGACACAAAACAGTGCATGGAGGTAAAGCAACAAGGGTGCCTCAAAATGTTTCGCATGTATTCGCGAGACTACACTCATTAGCAAGATCGAAAGATGATTAGCGTTACACATTTGAATTAAGATCGGGGTCCGCGAAACACACAAATTTTGAAGGCCGACCGAAACAAACAAATTTCGTGAATGGAGAAAGAACTCCTCGCAGAGCACCGCGAAGGTGACAATAATCAAGCTGCACATTGGCATGTAACGTTCAATAACCCCGTTGAAGGCCTCCACTACGTTATTTCGGGAAATGCAAGTGCTGCCGCAACGGACTCTGACTCCGACAGCGACGGCGAAAGCCGTAACGCTGAAGAGAACGCGATCCAAAAGTTCGAGATCCTCTTTGTCCTCCCCGGCAAAGATGAACAAAAAGAACTATGGAAAGACCCCATCCTCGTCGAGTGGTTCATTGGCCAAAAGGAGGTAGGAGCAGAATGTGGAACTCCGCACATTCATGTTCACTGCAAGCTCAGCAGACCAGCATCTTTCAAGATGTTCAAGACCCTGACAGGTATGAGTGCTTGGGCAAACGCTCATATTAGCAAGGTCAAGATGATAAAGGAACACATGGCCTACGTCACCAAGGAAGACACCAGGGTGGCAGGACCTTACAGGTCACCGGGCGCTCCAAGCGCCAACGATGCCATCAAAGGCAAGCGAAATGACATTTACGAACTCAAAAATGTCATTGACACCAAGAGCACCAAAGATGCATGGGAAGAGCACTTCCCCTTAATGCTCAGACACTATAAGGGGGTCGAGGCCTACAAGCTAGCTACAACAGCAGCTGCAGCCAGAGACAACCACGAGGTCGTGGTCTTATTTGGACCTCCCGGAACTGGCAAGAGCGCTCTTGCCAGAGACATCCTTAAGGACGCCTTCCCACATGAGCTGCCATTTTACAAGAGCGTCGGCAAATGGTTTGACGGATACAGCGGACAGCTCGGGGTGATCCTTGATGACTACGATGGCTTGGGCCAATGCATCAGAGATGTCAAGAATATCCTCGACAAGACTATCTGCAGAGTCGAGGTCAAGGGAGGAAGCGTCGCTCTCGCTCAGGAACTCACTATCATCACCACGAACACGCTTCCCAGCCAGTGGTTTAACACCACTGGGGAGAGAGCCAGAAATGTGAGCACCTGGGACCTTAACGCCGTACTGAGAAGGTGCCACTTTTTCCTTTGCGACACCGACATGTACGCGAGACAAGCTGGAGGAGGAATTGCTCCCAACAACGTTGGGCTTCGCATGAAAACTCTTATTCATGACGAGCTGCAAAAGACACGTAATGGACAAGAGAGCACTTATAAGGGAGTGGAAGGAGAACTGCTCCTCAGGCCGCACTACACGGTGCAGCCAGACAACAACGGCAACGCCGCTATTTTTGCGACACCCCCAGTACACATGCCGGACGCAATTGTGCCCGAGGCGCCTGCCAGAACGCAGAACGCCATCGCTGCGCTGCTCGGCATGAGACAAAGACAGAACGCCATCGAAGTCATCATCGATGACTCCGATGAAGAACCTCCTAGACCGGAGAGAAACGTCAGACGCAGACTCACTGTACCTGACGAGATATGGGGAGGATCCCCCATACCCGAGGAAGGGTCGGATCGCAATCCGATCATAT